TCCAGTTTGATAAAAATTATAATTTTTTCTTGAATTTACAAACTATTTTAAATAATCAATCAACATATTATTACTATTATCATTAAATGTTTTTTATAAAAAATTTAATTATGATTATTGTAATATACAAAAATTTATTAATTAAAGATATTCTGTTAAATTTATAGAATTGAATGGGTATAAATGTATTAATAAGGTAAAATATAATTGAATATTTCAAAAATGATGATACATTGACATATGCCTGGTTAAATAATCGGTTTTGTCATACATATTCTCAATTATTACACAGTAAGAAGTATTGGTTTAGATGATCTTGATATTTTTTTGGATTATATTCGGATGTATTTTATTTACTCACAATATTCCAAAAATATAAAATGAATTTATTACACATACCATAATAAATTTTAATTTAAATATAATACAACAAACTTTTAATTGAAATGGCATAATAAACATACCTAACTAATTTTTTAATTATGATGATGTAATATATAATATTCTAAATTAATTTGATATATGATTTAATCATAATATAAATATGTTATTATGTATATAATATTTTTTAAATTAAAAAATAGTGTATATATCATATAATTTAAAAAATATTATGTCATGGTGCTCGTTTTTGTTTTTGTACTTGAGACATAATGGTGGCAGATGCAGTACCACCAGTATATACCAGAGTATCATTACCACTATTAACAATAAGACCACCAGCACCAGCACCACCAACACTACCTATAAAACCTACAAATTCCATGGAACTTGGATTTGGTTTTATGTTTATAAAAGCACCCGGAATATTTATGAACTCATCATACTTAATTACCATTTGATATACTGTCGGTGCATCATTAAATGATGCCAGTATATTAAATTCACCAATAAATTCATATATTCCAAGCTTTTCGATTTTTATTGGTATTGTTGTGGGGGGGTAAAAAAAGTTGACACACCATCAACTGAGTATGATTTTATTGATACATTATCATTAAATTGCATGCGAGCTTTTATATTAACATTAAATACTTCAGTAACCTCTATTGTTGCTTTCACATCAAACGGTTTAGAACTTCGACTTGTGGTAACATATCCAGGAATGACACATTTAGCATAAAACAATTTTTTTTAAAAAAAAATGGGTGATAAATTATCAGATTGTAATACACAAAGATTGAATTTGTTTACAGTTTCCATTTTTTTATATACAATTAACTAAATTTTGTGATATATTATTATAATATGTATATTTCAGTTTAATGACTTCAATTTATTGTAATATTCAAATATCAATTGATTCGATATATTGTATATGATTTGATCAATTTACAAAATGTGACATCAATTGAATAAATATTTGATAAAAAATGAAATTTGTTTACTCATGAAATCATGAATATAATCAATATACATATTTTCATAAAGGTCATTCTGTATAATTATAATATAATGAACAGTGATATAAACTAATTAAGTTGATATATTGAATAAGTTTTTGATATTATGAATTTTAAAATACTCTAAAATTAATTATATATGATAATATAATTTTTAATCCCTCTAAAAGAATATGACCATGATATAAAAACAGTAAATATTTATATATTGTTTAATCATCATTTGACTAATAGATTTATATAGTGAATAACTTATATCAAATTTATAATCATTGATATCATATATTATAAATTAATTATTAAATCATTAGAAAATTCATATACCCTAATTGTTAAGTTAAATATAAAATATTTAACAATTTATATATATATATCTTAAATAATTTAATAAACCACCTAATTTATATTATTGATCAACTTTACAATACTTACACTGATATATTCTTTTGTCTAGATTCATCTATAATATGAATACTCTTAAATTATATTATATGTATTGTACAATTAACGGATATTTAGTAAATTGGTTTATTTCCAATTCAATAATAACCATGAAATTTGTTTATTACACTTTCACCATGATGTTTGTAACTCATTTATTTATCAATATTAATAATATGTGTATATGTATTATTATTATTATCAAATCATATTTCAGTATATACTCACATCTTTTTATTTATTTTTTTTTATAAAAAAACTCATATATAAAGGATATATGACTTCCTTATATCTAACCACGAATCAATTATGGATTAATGAATCTACAAAAATTTTATTATCTAAACAAATTTCAGTTCAAAAATTATCCAAATTATTTACTCATATATATTTTAGTTGGGATCAGATATATTATCAATATAAATTATTATATAAATGGCAAATTCAAGAACTACCATTATTTATTATCAAACCTATCAATGATTTAGAAATTTGTAAAATTTTACGTTTAATCAAAAAATATAAATTATTACTTAGAATAATTTCTGGAAAACATAGTTCAAACATATATAAACCCCAAATATATGTTGATATGACTGGATATGATTGTATTCAAATTACCAAGAATTCGTTAATAGTACAAGGTGGAGTTACCCAAGGAAAAATTTATGAATTTTTATTTGATAATAAATATAATTATGTTTTTCCCGGAGGTTCTGCTGGAAGTGTTGGAGTAACTGGATTAAGTACTTCTGGTGGATTAGGTACTCTCAAACGAACATTTGGATTAGCTAGTGATAATGTTTTATCATACACTATTATCACTCCAGCATATGGCAAAATAACAGTATATCCAGATGATGATTTATTCTGGGCTTTGTCTGGTGGAGTAGCCTCTAATTTTGGTTTTGTCACTCAACTCGAATATAAATTAACTCCAATTAACCAAGTTATTCATTATCATGTGTACTGGAAATTACCATCTATTGATCAATCAATTAATATCATCACAATCTGGTTATCTCACTCTAATAGTCTTAATTATAAATTTAATGAAACTCTTTCCTTTTACTCAAATACTGATCTATTCCTCGAAATTTCTGGTATTTATGTTGGTTCTGATTATCATATTGTTAAGGATCATTTAACTTATTTAACTAATTTAAATCCAACTGAATTCGGTATTGAAATTATGACATATCAACAAAGTATGCAGAAATTAGGAACGGCTAGAATTTATCAACCATTTTCAGTTAGTAAAACGCTATTCAAACAACAAATTAATCAGGTAGACACTATAGTTGAATTTATTTATCAAACTTTAGTGTTTCCAGGTATCAAAATATTTGGGATTGAATTATTAGGTGGAAAAATTTTGGAAAAATCTAATACTAGTTTCTATCCTCGGAATTATAATTACTTTATTGATATTTTCACGTATTGTGATGATATAATTACATTACGATTAATGGAAAATTGGAGCGATGAATTATTCAAGTTACTATATATTCCACCTGATATTGTTTATGTCGGATTCCCGATTCCCCTGCTTCCAGATCATGGACGCGCCTATTATGGTGATAATTATCCCAGATTAGTTCAAATTAAATTAAAATATGATCCTCATAATCTTCTCGCTTATCCTCAAGGTATTGTCCCTCCATCTCAAATTCCTCCATCTGTCATTTCTACTTATACTCATCATCATCTATAATCAAAAAATTACATATATGTATAATGATTACACCAATTACGTTTGTATAATTTTAATTTAGAAATGTATAGCTGATTTATATTTTTATCTAAAAATACAAAATCATATTGATTTTGAAATAATGTATATTGATCTTGATACCATAAAGATAAATACTTTCTTAAATTATTATGTATGTATATTTTTATACAATAATAAAGAAAATCTAATTATTTTAGAAATAAAGATGATATAATATATTTATAAATGTGTTACAATTATATTATAAATAAACATGGTATAATTATTTTAGAAATAAATTATTTCTAAAATAATAAATATATTACAATTATTTTAGAAATAAACATACCAGAATAATTATAGAAATACAAATAATATAATTTAAAAAATAAACATTCCAGAATTATTTTAGCAATACATATATGTTATTTTATTTTTATAAAGATCCAATCATCAAAAACATATTTAATTTTATTTTTAAAAAGATTCAATCATCAAACAAACATATTTAAATTTATTTTTAGAATGATCAAATCGTCAAACAAACATATTTAAATTTATTTTTGAAAGGATTCGATAATCAAACAAGCATATTTTATTTTTTTTTAAGAATGATCAGATCATCGAACAAAATTATTTTATTTTTAGAATTTTCATATCATCAAACAAACATATTTTATTTTATTTGTAGAATGATCTAATCATCAAACAATCATATTTTATTTTTTTTTTAGAACTATCCGATTATCAAACAAACATATTTTATTTGTATAATGATCAGATCATCAAACAAACATATTTATTTTTATAATAATCCAATTATCAAACAAACATATTTAAATTTATTTTTATAAGGATTAGATAATCAAACAAGCATATTTAAATTTATTTTTAGAAGAATTCGATAATCAAACAAGCATATTTTATTTTTTTTTAGAAGAATTCGATAATCAAACAAGCATATTTTATTTTTTTTAGAAAGATCCGATCATCAAACAAACATATTTTATTTTTTAGAATGATTCAATCATCGAACAAACATATTTAAATTTATTTTTAGAACGATTCGATAATCAAACAAGTATATTTTATTTTTTTTGAAAGATTCAATCATCAAACACACATATTTTATTTTTTTTTATAAGGATTCGATAATCAAACAAGCATATTTAAATTTATATTTAGAAGGATTCGATAATCAAACAAGCATATTTTAATTTATATTTAGAAGGATTCGATAATCAAACAAGCATATTTTATTTTTTTTTTGAACGATCCAATCATCAAACAAACATATTTAAATTTATTTTTAGAATGATTCAATAATCAAACAAACATATTTTATTTTTTTTTATAACGATCCGATCATCAAACAAACATATTTTATTTTTTTAGAACAATCCAATCATCAAACAAACATATTTAAAATTATTTTTAGAATGATCTGATCATCAAACAAACATATTTAAATTTATTTTTAGAATGATCTGATCATCGAACACACATATTTAACTTTATTTTTAGAATGATCAAATCATCAAACAAACATATTTAAAATTATTTTTAGAATGATCTGATTATCAAACAAACATATTTAAATTTATTTTTAGAATGATCATATCATAAAACAAACATATTTAAAATTATTTTTAGAATGATCAAACAAACATATTTAAAATTATTTTTAGAATGATCAAACAAACATATTTAAAATTATTTTTAGAATGATCAAACAAACATAT